ATTCTGTAGCCAAGTTGCAGAAGAAGAAAACGATGGCGGAATTGCAGGAGGAGAATGAAGCCCTGAAAACCAAGGTTTCTTCTCTGGAAACCAACCTCGATAATACCCAGATGGCGCTGTGCGACGTGTACGAACAGCTCATCGCGGTCACATCCGCCGCAGATAAGGAGGCATAATCATGGCAGAAGTCTATGCAAACCTCATCCGCCGGGGGCGGAAAACCATCGAGCAGGTGCCTGAGCACCTGCGGGAAGAAGTCAAGGCCATTCTCGCGGAGGACGGCAACGCATGAGCCGCCTGCGGGAATTTGCCTTAAAAATATTACTGAGAAAGGAGAAAGGCATCATGGCAGTCATCTATGCAACCCTCATTGTGAAGGGCAAGAAGACCCTCGATCAGGATCCGGCGCTGATTCGGAAGCAGGTTGAGGAAATCCTGAAGGACCTCGAAGTCGAGGTCGAGTGATCGCGCAGGGGAGTCGGGAGAACCGACTCCCCTCATTTTTTTGCATGACGAAGGAGAGGAGGTTCAGATGGACCAGCCTATTACGCGAGCCGAGCATGAGGAGTTCAAGCGTCGGCTCGAAGAGGAAAATGCCCGTCAGGACAGACGAATCGCCTTGCTGGAGGAAAGCGTAAGCAAAATGGGCGCACTGTCCACTTCGGTCGAGAAGCTGGCCCTGAGTATGGAGAGCATGGTCAGGGAGCAGGAAAAGCAGGGAAAACGGCTGGAAACTCTGGAGAGTCGCGATGGAGAGCTGTGGCGTAAGGCCGTCGGCTATGCAGTAACGGCCATCATCGGTGTTTTTATCGGCTATGTGTTCACCCAAATCGGCTTTTAGGAGGTGTGTAAGTTGAGCATCATTACGTTCCAGCGCGGGGATAAGACCGCGCTCACCAAGAACTTTACCAAGTCCGAGTTCGAGTGTCCCTGCGGCTGCGGACAGCAGTCGGTGGACACGGAGCTGGCCGAAAAGCTCCAGTTCATCCGGGACAAGGTGAACCGCCCGCTGAAGATCACGTCTGGCTACCGCTGCATCAAGCACAACGCCAGCAAGGCCGTGGGCGGAAGCCCGAACTCCAAGCACCGCTACGGCATGGCAGCGGACTGGAGGACGGAGAATCGGAGTATCAACCCTGTGGCACTGGGCATCCTTGCTCAAGCCGTGGGGTTCGGCGGCATCGGCATCTACTGGCACAGCCGTGGAGCCTTTGTCCACGCCGACACCCGTGGCACGAAAGCGACGTGGCTCTGCACCACGCCTGGAAAGTACCCCAGCACGACCTACAACAAGTTCGTGCTTCCCACCATCCGCCGGGGCTGCACCGGGGACGCGAACCGCAGTGCGACGATCATGCTCCAGAAGCTCCTGAAGCTGAAGGCTGATGGCCTGTTCGGAGAGGGGACGGAAAATGCCCTGATGAAAGCGCAGGAGGCGCATGGCCTGACTGTGGACGGCATCTGCGGCCCTGCATCGTGGAAGGCGCTGTCTGGCGCTGACAAGTACCTGTGAGAGGAGATAGGCTCTATGACGAATAGCAAAGTGTCCATCGCTACGCTGGCCCGCACGGCCGCTCTGGCGTTCGCTCTGGCAAATCAGGTTTCGAGCGCAGCCGGGAAGCCCCTGCTGCCCATCGAAAGTTCGGAGGTGGAACAGTTCGTGACCACCGGCCTGACCATTGCCACAAGCGTCGCTGCGTGGTGGAAGAACAACAGCTTTACCGCTGCCGCCATCGAAGGTGATAAGCGGATGAACAGCCTGAAGAATCAGGTTCACTGAATGAAAGGAGTAACCGAATATGAATGAGTTTACGAGAAGCCTGCTGTACGTTGCCCTGCTGGTCTGCATTCCCATCGTGACCGCCTGCATCCAGAAAGGCATTGCCGTGTTCATCGAGTTCATCGTGGCAAAGATCAACGACATCAAGGTGCAGCGCCTCGTCCGCGAAATCGGCAGTGCGGTGTCCGATGCCGTGGCCGCGATGAACCAGACCTACGTCAACGACCTCAAAGCCGCCGGGACGTTCAATGAGGCGGAGCAGAAGGAAGCCCTGATGCGAGCCGTGTCTGCCGCCCTGAAAAGCATGAGCAGCGACGCGCAGGACTACATCAAGAGCAACTTCGGCGGCGATACGACCCAGTACCTCGAAAATCGTATTGAGGCCCAGATCGACGCCAACCACGTCGCCGCCAAGCAGGCCGCTGCCCGGAATACGCTGAATCTGGGCTGAGTCAGCGCAAAGTCAGCGTAAAATGATAATCCCCCTGTACCATGACCCGTAAAAAGGCTGGTGCAGGGGGATTTTTTTGTTTGCACGGAAATTCCGATGGAACAACGTCGCCAGAAAAATCAATTCTCAAAATAGCCAAATTTTGTTATGCACTTTTGACAAATCCTTCCCAGAGGGTTCCAGACGTTTCCCAATACACTTTTACCCGTAACCAAAATGCAAATTCAGAGGTTTTCCAGAGGCCACCAGCGGCTTGGCATCAAATAGCCAGTGGATATAAAAAATATTTTGAAAAAATTAAAAAACAGATTGACTTACCAGTTGGGTAAGTTATAATGATACTAAGATAAATTACCAAAAAGGTAAGTTATCTACAATTACCAGCATCCGGCTGGTAAGTTGGAAGCACGAGCAGGAGGTGTAACAAAATGAAAGGCGAGTGCAGCATGACCGCTTTGGAAGCCAGCCGCTTGATCGACTGGCTGAAAGCTCACGGTCACACGGACGAGGAAGCGACGCAGTGCATTAAGTGCATTGCCGGAGTCCTCGACCCCGCAACCGGCGAGTCTAAGAAACAGTAAAGGCTAGGTTCCCCACACAGTTTGCGACCCTGTGGGAACCTAGCCAGACGGAACGGGATGGGACCTGCCCCATCTTGTTTCCATCTTATCAGGAGGGCAGGAGAAAGTCAAGAGGTTGAGAACTATGTATGATCTGCGTGAACACAAGGAACTGATTAGCCGGTTGGTTTCCGAGGCCAACCAGAACGACCCCAACTGGGAGTGGTCGGTCAGACGCCTCAGCAAGAACGTGGCCTGCATCTTCTGGGGTTACCTCGAATACTGCGATGAAGCGGAGTTGTCGTTTTCAATCAAGCTCGGCGAAGCCGATGGCAGATGCTGGGTTGAGGCTCGTAACGAGCACGGTTGGATACTTGAAAGTGAGATTGTAGCTGACAAGGACCTTCCGTTCCTGAACTGCCCGATTGACAAGGCCATCGAGAAGATGGTTCGCTGCATCGTCAACACCGCTCATGCCTGCTACTGAGAGCATTGTCCGCCGGTATGCAGCGGACATCGGTTTTGCGGTAGTCGGCGAGCTGACCCGCAAGCCAGAGTGGGACGGCGTAGCCAGCGACTCAGAAATTGGGCTGTCTGGCTATTGCCGAGTCTGGGTGGATGAGGGCGGCAACGCCTACTACGTTCACGGTAAGGAATGCGCCATCATCGACCCGGAAGGAATGGTCTACTGAACGCCGGTAAACTCCCAGATGTACTCCGTAAATTTTTTCGGTAAATCTTCATTTTTCGTTTGACACCAGTGGTGGGTAAGTTAGAATGAAGATACAGAAAAACATACCAAAACGGTAAGATAAACGGAGGACACAGAAATGAAAAACTTGGAAATGATGAAGCAGTACATCCGCGAGCATAACCTCTGCGGTCGGGTCAGAGAGCTCGTTGAGGGCGCGGATATGGATTCCGCAGACGCCATTGAGTATGTGTACGATGCTCACATTCTTAGCAAAGAAGAATTTGTTGCCAAGTATTTTGGCTAAGCGTCGAGAAGGAGGACTGAACCATGAAAGAAACTATTACCGCCAAAGAGCTGGAAGAAGCAATGAACGCCATTTTGAAGCAGGCGCGCAAAAATCCGACGATGTGCAGGAGCACTTCTACGGATTTGGAATGGAAGGCGCAATGACCTCTCTTGCAATCTATCTCAACGCTTAACCCGCCTGATGATGGCCGCGCTGGCACCGGCCGAAACGCCCTGCTGGGCGTCGCGGGAGCCACCCGCAGATACATGATATTTTGGAGGTTTTAGTTATGGAAAACAAGAACATGACCGTTGCTCGTGAGTGGGAGAACGACCCGAACTGCTTCCTGCGGATGCTGAACAGCCCTGCACAGCAGCGGAGCCGCATTGCCCGCCGCCAGAAGGATGCCGACCGGGAGCGTTTCAACAACGTGCTGAACGCCGTTGCCATCGGCGCAGCAGCCTTTGCCGTCACCCTGCTCGTTATCTGCTTTGTTCTCTGATGGAGGTATCAGCTATGGATAACCAGCCCATGACCTATCCCGAACTGCGGGACCTGTTCGTTGAGCACAACAAGACCCAGCTTGCAAAGCCGGTGAGCGCCTGCATCGTATTTGCTGAGAGCAACTGGCCTGACCGCCATTACCCGCTGCGCAGCCGCACCTATGAGGTCAGCAGCGACAACAAGGCTTTCCGGCCGAGCTGCTGCTCCACCAGCCTGTTCGGTTCCTGCTTGGATGGCACCGACCAGATGGTTCGCCTCGACTGGTACATGAAGGACTTCGGCAACAAGGGCGGCTGGGTCATTGACCACTGCTACCTGAAGGAGAACAGCGATGAATCCGATGTATGATTGCTCCGGCTGGCTTGACCGGTTCGGCGGAGTAATGGAGCCGCCTGATGACCGGGGCATTGAAGAAGAACCTGAATGGCAGCGGCCCGAAGAAGCCAATGCCGTTTGCTGGAGTGACTGATGGAGGTGAGTGATATGGGACGTGGCAATGTTTGTGTGACCGGCTCGTATGAGGGTCTGTTCTACATCGACAACGATGACCTGCGGGTGTACCGCAAGGATGGCCCGGGAACAGACGATTGCGAAGACCGCCTCCAGCGTGATCTCGACTATGCCGACATCACGGGACCGGACTGGTATCTCGATGAAGTCGGGAGCAGCTATGAGGAAGCCGACGTTCTGGAGTGCTTCTGCAATGAAATGCGGAAGCTCTGCCCCAGCTTCCAGCCTGCGGTCAACTCGAACGTCTGGCTCGGCAATGAGCGTCGGGTCATCCTCGAAAACGAGCTGTTTTACATCTGCGTGGAGGATAACGAATGGTCGCTGGCTATCGAGCTCGTCCAGAAAGACGGCTACTCCGACTGTGAGAGCGCATGGATGGCCGGCCTTCAGAAACGGCGCTATCGGGAATACCTTGATGACATGAAAAAGGCTCTGCTGGCCCGCCTGCCCAGCATTGGCATTCGCACCGGGGCATGGACGAGCAGGACTATCACGAGAGAGGAGGCTGGTGTATGCTGAGTGACATGATTGATGATCTCGTCCGGGCCGACTGCCCGCAGGAAAAGGAAGCAGCCTACCGACAGCTCGAAAAGCTCGGCGTTGACCGCATTACCGCTGATGTCATCGCCGATGAGCGCCGAAAGGAGGCGCACCTGTGAGCCGCTATATTCCCCCTGAAGAGATGAATGAAGCTCAGATCAGGGAGCAGTTGGACGCTGAGTATAAGCACTGGGATGACCTGAAGAAGAACGGCTGTTCTGACCCTGCATGGCCGGATGGCGTGAATCTGAACCTTGTTCGGAACCACATCATCTACTGGTATCGGCTCCTGCGGGAACGTACCAGCCAGACCGTACAGCTCTCGATGTTCGACGCTGGTATGGATTTGAGGAACGAGCGGCCATTGCCGCCGGAAGTCCCGGATAGGTACATGGTTCCGACTGGGAAGTACCCCGACCGTCTGAACGGCAAGTGGGATGGCCTGATTTTTGACCCGACAATTTGAGGAAAGGATGAAGTAAGATGACCGATGAAAAGAAGTTCGAGGTTCATGCAGAGATTACGGTCCGGCTGACCCAGCAGGATGTTGATGACATCATGGTTTCTGCGTTGGAGGGGGGCATCTGCTACTGGTCCGACTGCGCAGAGGTTGTTGGCTGCTACCTTAGCGAGTACGCCAGCGGACAGATTTCTCGCGGCGGAAAGCTCAAGATTCATGTTGATGAGCCGTTTGATGAGGCGAACACCGAATGGTACGAGCTGGACATGGAGAAGTTCGCACAGGGCTTCCGCCTCTGGCTGGAGAACGGCGGCGATCGCTACGGCGCTGTCAGCAATGGCGAAGTTGACACCTGCGAGATCGACGGCGAAATGGCAGACCTCATCATCCAGTACGCCCTGTTTGGCGAAGTAGTGTACGGCTGAAAGGGGGTGCAGAATGATGATGGCATGGTTGATCGTGATAGATCAGT